GAATCCCTTATCGGATTTGCTGTCAACGAGGCCACTCTGTACGAAGATGATAAGATGCTCGAGACTGTAACCATGCTCAAAGAAGCTGGTTACAATGTAGCTGTTTCTCCGATCTCTTCTCATTCTTCTTATTATAAAGAGCTGAATGAAGCACTCATCCTTGATGAGGCTTGCTCTGGTTATGCGAATTCTCCTAACCTGATGGCATACTGTGGTGACTACTCCATCTACTCTGAGGGAGTAATCGATACAGCTAAAGAGCGTGCAACCTCTACAGCTAAGATTCTGTCCAACAAGTATGCGGCTCTTAAGAAGAAGATGGGCGAGGTTTGGGCTCAGATTCAGAAGGCTAGCGGTTCTGCTAAGGCTGCTCTTCAGAATACTTATGACAAGCTCAAAGATGCAGCATCGTCTGTATGGAGTAAGCTTGGTGCTCTCAAGAATAAGGCAGCAGATATGACTAGTAAGGCTGTAGACACTGTTAAAGGAGCTGCCAGCAAAGCCGTAGATACTGCTAAGAATGCCTACAATGGCATCAAGGACAAAGTTTCTACTAAGTTTACATTTGATTAAAGTGGAGGAGTTATAATGGGACTGTTTAATACAACCATTCAGACTTTATCCGAAATGGCAATTCAGGAGAGTGGTGTAGAACTCCCACAGGTAGCTGCTCCAGCTATTGTAGATGAGTTTAAAGCATCTCTTGATGAAATGCCTAGTCTCACCGAAGCTGAGATGTTGATTCCTGCTAGTGCTGTCCCTATCAAGCATAACAGCAGACTTGATAAGTATCTTATTGAGATGGAAGATCTCTCCCGTTTCATGATTACCAATAAGCTCACTTCCATTATGGAATCTATTGAGAAGATTGGTGATGCTAATGGGATTTCTCTCTCCAATCGCAATACGGCACTTGTCATTGATGAAGCATCTATTCTTCAAGAGATGGATGATCTCGGGATGAATAAGAATGGAAGCAATAGCTCTGATGGAAACATCGGTGGTATTGTTTCTAAATTTGGTGGACCCCATGCCGACATTGGTAAATGGCGTCGCTTCACCAACTCGAAAGAAGTTCTTGAACTTATAACCAACGTATATGGACTGCCTGTTGTTAAGAAGGATTATTCTTCTATCCAACAACCTCCTGTCAAGGTTACTGTTAATGAAGATGCTTCTCTCGAACCTAATCCTGGAGATCAGGTTCTTAATGAGAAACCTGCTAAAGAGGAAGATAATCAGCCCTCTGATTCTTCTGTAGGTTCTTCTCTTAAGGATGTAGGTCCTAAGAATACAGAGCAGGCTCATCAGGAATCCATGCAGATGTTGAGAGACATCGCTAGTGGTAAGTTTGATGATGAACTGCTGACTGGTAAACTCTAGGATTTATAAACTCTCTAAGAAAGGAGATTTGAAATATGCTCTACGTCGGTTCTCTCCGTGAGGCCTGTGATAAGGGCGACAATGATTGCCCGAGCAAGCTGATTCCTGGTTATGGTCAGGATCACAATGTTTATGACGGTCTTGAGCTTGGGGAAGATCCTGAGACGAACAACATCAATATTCCTGCTATCAAAGCAGCTATGACTGCTGGTGGTGTTCCTTGTGAGATCACTGTCAATAACGGTGTAAACAAGCAGTCCAAGGATGCTGTTGTTCCTAACGAAGTTAACCCGAAGTTTAAGTTTGAAGACCAGGAGCCTGACTCCTATCAGGAGAGTGGAATCCGTTTCCGCTTTTAATGTGTAGGATTCTCAAGGCTTTTGAGATCTGATGTACTCTTATACGAGATACATCAATATAAATTTTTCCAATCACTTTGTTAACAAATGGAGGTATATAAATGCTTATTACTGAATCCCAGCTTGGCACTGGTGTTGCTCGTAGTGGCATGTCTCTCCTTGAGTCGATGAGCTATCTCACCGAAGAGGAGTCGAAGTTCCACGCTGCTATGGTTCCCGTTGTGGAGAATGCACGTATTGGTGCTAATGTTGTAGCACTTGAAGATATCATGAAGTTTGCTGAGAGCAATGGTATTGAAGACCTTGGTATTGCACTGAATGCAGTATGTGAGGCAAGTGATATCGCTGCTAACACGGTCATGTTCTCTGTCCAGGAGACGAGCGTTATTGCTGATCGTGCAACGGCTGGTCTCGTTAAGGATATCATGGCTGAGGGTGTTGCTATCGCAGCTGTTCCGCTCTCCTCTAACCATCCGGCAAGCGTTCTCGCTGAGGCTGCTATGGATGAGCTCTTCGAGACGGGCAGCCATGCTCTCCTCGAGGCTTACATCAACGATAGCTTCGGTGCATTCGCTGAGGCTGCTAAGAAGGCTGCTGTAGCTCCGGCTGCTCAGAAAGCCGCTAAGGCTGCTGTAGCTCCGGCTGCTGCGCCTGCTGCTGAAGATCAGGTCAAGAACACCGAGACGATGCTCGAGAAGATCAAGAAGACGGCTATCGACAAGCCGCGTGATTGGGTTGCTGCTAAGATTGCTGCCCTCAACGCTAAGATGCGTGATGTCATCAATGCTGCAAACGCTGCAGATCCTGAGAAGAAGAGCATCTTCCTTAAGATCAAGGCTATGCTTGCTAAGGCAATCGAGTTCCTTACTCGTCATATGAACAACCTCATGAAGAAGGTTGGCGCTAAGGACGAGAAGGGTCAGGAAGTTCAGAAGCTCGAGGCTATGCCGAAGGGTCAGTAATCTGATCTAACTTAAACGCTTAGTTTAAACAAACAATATGCACCATAGCACTTATCGGTGCTATGGTGTTTTATTTTGTAATAACGTAAGAGTCTGTATATAAGGTAGGTGATTATATACAATGCTTATAAAAGATCATTCATATATAAACCCCTTTGCCATTCTAGAGTCTATCTCTTATATGAAACCACAAGACTATAATGCATTGGCAGTACCAGTAGTAGAGAATGCACGTATTGGTGCTAATGTTGTAGCACTTGAAGATATCATGAAGTTTGCTGAGAGCAATGGTATTGAAGACCTTGGTATTGCACTGAATGCAGTATGTGAGGCTAATAGTATAAGCAAGTCAACTATTGCTTTCTCTATTCAAGAGACTGGCTTAATTGGTTATCCATATTATGAGGATATAGTATCAAGTATTCTTGCAGAGAATGTAGATGTGTATGCTATTCCTATCTCTACCAAACTTCCTGTAGTAGAAATGGTTGATATGAGTATTAATCAGCTCATAAAGACTGGGAACAATACCCTTCTTGAGGCATTTACTCATAGCGATTTCGATAGATTCTTGGAAGCTGTGGAATCCAATCCTGAAGAGAATACTAGTCGTCTTCAGACTATCAAGAACTGGATAGCAGATATCAAACACAATGTTGGTGATAAGCCAAGAGATTGGATCTCTAAACAGATTGCTGCTATCAACAGTAAGATGAGAGAGATCATCTATAAGATTCAGACATCTGATCTTAAAACAAAGGGTATTCTTACAAAGATCAAAGAAGCTCTTGCTAAGGCAATTGAATGGCTCACTCGCAAACTTACAAATGTTATTCGTAGAGATAAGGATACAGTTACCGGTAAGATAGGTAGGCTGTATTCATAATATAGATAAGGAGTTCTCATGGTGTCTATACAAGCTATTACTAATAGGGAAGATATACCAGTGGTAGCACGTAAATGCACCACTAATGAATCTCAATCTATCTATGATATGGTATACTCCATCAATGAGGAATACTATAAAACTCTCTTAGAGTCTATAAAGAATAACCCCCATCCAACAAAGAATAACTTCTCTTCTATAGATATAGGATTGCTCTATCTTCTTAAATTGTCTGATAAGTTCATCAAATTCTTATCCCATAATATAAAGCATGTAGATCTCAAGTTAGCTGCTTGTATTAGGGCTATGAAAGAGGATACTACAAAGACTTATCAGCATAGAGAGTATCTGATTGAGAATGTAAGATATAGATTCCCAAGAATGGATGAAGATCTTATATCTAAACTTGATATCATACCAGATACAGAAGAGAATCTGATTAGATTGTTATCTAAGAAGAATGCTGTTCATGATACCATGAAAGGTATAACAAACTCTATAGATGATTGGTTTCTAGATAATACCACTCAAGAAGTAATGAGCAAGTATCTAGAGACCAAAGCTCTTGTATCTATAGATGAGGGCGTATATAATGTAAAGCAACTGGTATCTATGATATCTATCTTCCATAAAGAGTCTGTAAAGTACTATGATCTTCTTAAAGATGATATCAAACAGACTCAAAAGAAGATGAAGACTCTCAGATCTAAGACTAGTAAGCTTAACAAACAATATATCTCTTCTAAATCTATATCAGATGAAGATAGAGTTAAAGTAGCAGATCTGTTTAGAGAATATGAAATACTTCTTCTCCATATAGCAGAACAAGTATCTGTATATCATAGGTCTATAATATGGCTCTATGGTAAGAATGTATCATATGTAATGGATACAGTTCAAGAGATGTATGAGGATATACCTCAGAAGTATATTAAGGATAATATCTTCAAACAGGACTACTCTGGTAGAGATCTGACCGATGAAGTAGATAGAATGTTATCATAACTAGTTGACTTTTACGTAAGACCTATAAATTCAAGCTATAGGGCTAATACCCTATAGCTTATTGTTTAATATACAATGAGAGGTGCAAAATCAAATGCTTATAAAAGAAAGTGTATTCAATAGAGGTATTACAGGAGATAGCAATGCTCTGGCTCTGCTGGAGAGTATGAACTATATCGAGCGTACTCCTTACCATGCAGCCATGGTCCCTGTAGTAGAGAACGTAAGACTGAAGTCTTATGTCGTTGATCTGGCAGATATTCTCAGACTCGCCGAAGAGAAAGAGATCGAAGTCGATGATGCTGTTATCGATGTAGCAGATGCTAACGGTATCGAGCCCGAAGATGTTGTCATTGCCATCGGAGATGAAGTCTTGGAAGACGAGGATGATGACGATAAAGACGATGACGACGACGATGATAAAGATGATGATGACGAGGATGAAGAAGAAGACGAAGACGAGGATGATGACGACGATAAAAAGAAAGAAAAGATCGTCGAAATAGAGAAGATCGTCAAAGAGTGCTCCTTCTATTGCGTCAGAAAGTATTCTCCGAAGTCTATCCTTTCAGAAGAAGCAAGAACGGAGCGTATTGTAAACAATACAGCTCTGCTTGCTAAGACAAGAAACTATATTGGTGACAAGATTGCCAAAGTTTCTGAATGGGCAGACAAAGTAGAGAAAGAGTATAATGAGGCATCTCCTGAGGATAAGGGTATTCTGAAGAAGATTAAGCTCATTATTGCAAAGATTCTCAAAGGACTTGCAGAGGCCCTTGAGGGACTTGTAAGACCTAATCTCAGCGATAAAGATCTTGAGCTGGCAAGGTCTAAAGCCGATGCATTTACCAAGGTAGAGATCGAAAAACTTCAGAAAGAGAATAAGAAGCTGTTTGGTAAGAGAACTGTTCGTATTGATCTCCCTGCTAATTTCTGATTTATAACTAAGAGTGATAAATCATGGTTACTGGAAGATTAAAAGAAGTTATTGCCGAAGCAGAGAATATAAACCATGATAAGATAGTCTCTGCTTTAGGCAAGGTTCATTCTAAGAATCCTAATGATTATAGAGTCAGAACCTTCTTAGATAACAAACCTGAGATAGATGCTGCCAGAAAAGGAAATTTCAAGTTAGCTCAGTCTATAGCTGCTGGGAAAGATCTATCTTCTGACACCAAGATATACGATCCTAGGAAGACTATCAGTAGGAAAACTATAGGTAGTACTATGATTGGCAATATAAGAAATATACCTTCATCTACTAAACAAAACCATCTTATGGGGAAGACTATAACAAAGAATCCATCTGGGACTCAGAAGAGACTATCTGATGTTAAACAAAGTGTAATCTAATAAAAAACTATAGGATGTGGGCTTGGTCCCACATCCTATTAAATATTCTCTTTTTGAAAGGATTGTCTCATATGAGCTATTTTAAAGCCAATACGACACTAGATACCAAGGAAGACCAACAAATCGTCGATTTGATCATGAAGAGGTGTCAGATTGAGGCATCCTCGCTTGAATTAGAACAAGAAATTCCATCTAAAAATGAGTTTTCTTTTTCTAAAGACATTTTAGACAACCATTCACAAGTATCTAATAAAGATATATGGAAGAACCCATCTATATTGATTAAAGAATGGGTACAGAAGTATATCAAGATAGAACCATCCAAGAATCCTGATGATTGGTTGAATGCTAAGAGAGCAAGAGCTCTTGGTATCATAGCAGCTAATATAGTAAAGATTATGGTAGTCTATCTATTCAAGACTTTTGTTACTTTACAGATAGACAAGTTCTCTGTTGCTAAGATGGAGAAGACTCTAGAGAATAAGAGAGTATATGAATTCTTAGATAAGTCTATTCAAGACGTATATAAGAAGCATCCTAACTATAACCCAATGACATTGAACCAGTTTAAGAGAACTGGTTTATGGGAGAAGTTTAAAGCAGAGTTTAGAGATAAGACCAAGAATCAGATCATTATTAATGTAGCAGATTCTTCATTCAATTTTCTTATTCTCAAACTTTGTACTAGACTCCCATTACCATTCTTATCTAGCTTTCTCTATATCTTCGTTATACGAATCATGCTAACCTATATTGGTTGTAAGATGGGCTCTGGTTCTATATGGGATCTAGTAGTAAAGTTCAATGACAATATCATCAAATTGGGATTGGTATTCAACAGCACTGGATTTGAGTTAATCAAACCTGTACTGTATGTAACTAGAGAGAACAATGAGATGGTATCTGTTAAGTTACCAGAGATTCCTAGATCTTATTATAGAATCAAACTGGATGAAGCTAATAAGATATTGGATGAGTATGGAGATAATATGGATCTCTCCAAACTAAAGAAGGAGGTTGCTAGAAGAAATGATCTTGAATAGAGAGTTCTTAGATTATGATCCACTATTAGTAGATCTAAGAAACAAGTTTCTAGTAGAAGCCTCTATGCTCATATCACAACAAGTATTACAAGAAGAAGTTCCTATAGCGAATCAAGCATGGTATATCAAATGGAAAGGAGAAACTGCTATACTATTGAAGAACAACTTCGCTCAGTATAGCAAGTTTGCTTCTGATCAGATGAAGAAGTATAATCCATGGTTGAAAGACAATGCAGAGTATTTCAATCCATCCAATTATCCTATAGATCCTTCTTGTACCCTCAATAAGGCTCCTGACTATAGAACTGCTATCTATAGAATCAAAGAGCCTATTGTAAATGCATTGAATGATATCAATCTATCCCGTATAGAGGTAGAAGATGATACAGATGGTATAGATAACAATAATAGATACTTTATGAAGTCTATCATCAAATCCTATCAAGGAAATGGAGATGACTTCTTAGACTTTGCCAAAGCATATTATTCAGGAGAGGATAGAACTCAAGATCTAAGTGCTCAAGAACTAACCTCTATGATGGCTAATATGTATAACTACTGTATGAACTACAATCAGATGGTTCATGTATTACAGAACCAGTTACAGTCTATCATATCTTTTCTGAATAGAGATCCTGTATCTGGTCAGCAAAATGACTCCCAAGCGGCAGAGAAAGATCTACAAGGATTGAATGCTCAACAGCAGTCTAACAATAAAACTGCTTCGTCTAATCCAATGGCTAATGTATCTAATACACAGACTACTACTGTACAACATGCATCCGCAGATTGGTTAATGATGAGAGAATCAGTGTTAGTAGAGTATGCGAATGTTGCTACTGCATCTAATAGCAATCAAGCACCTACTGCAAAGCAGTCTTCTACTCCTAATATAACTCAAGGAGCTAATAGATCTAATACTACTAGTGGTAATGTAGATCCATCTAAGAATACTCCATATAAGAACAATGATCCCCATGGAACTCCTAGAGTTCAACAAGATAGTAAATCTTCTGAAAAGACTCTAGCTATGAAGAGGAAGCAAGTTGCTTGTAATATAGTGAAAGATGTATTCAACTGCAAGGTTACTGCTGCAGGAAAGATATATAGAGACTATATCACAGTATTGAGAACTCATGTGGCTGCAATAGAGCAACAGAAGAAGAATAGTAACAAAAACCAATAGAGGAGTGTTTATAAAGATGCTTAAAGTTGGAACACTTGCTAGTGTAATCAATGAAGCTGGTGCATTCCATAGCAGAGCTATGAATGCTATTGCAGAGCCTGAAAATACATCAAATAGAGTATATGGTCAGAAGCCTGAGAAGCTTTCTAGCAGAAGTAGAAGAACTGTTGGCAGTAATGTAACTGCAAGCAAGCTTCCTCCTGCTGGTCCTAAGACTGGAACTCTTGCAGATAAGATGCTCAAAGCTAGATATGCAGAGCTTTCTAAGCGAGCAACTGCTGTCAAACGATAATATAGACAAATACCTTCCCCATACCTCTTATAGGGGTATGGGGGTATACTTTTGTTAGATATCAAACTTTAGGTTAAATTATATACTATAGATATGAAAAGGTATAGTGTTTATAGAGAGGAGAACATATCATGCCATTTCTATCTTTTGTGAATCCTATTGAAGCTATAGCAGTCATTATAGATACTGCTATAGATGTGGTTCCTACAGTATATAACATCGTTGAGAGTTATATCACCCATGATCCGTCTAAGAACAATGGGTGATCTAATAAAAAAGGATAGATTCTAAAGCTCTATTCTTTTTTGTCGTATAGTGTTAACTTTCTCTCTTTACACAAGAGTAATATTAGAACGTTGTCGATATATTCTGTTATATAAGAGAGAAGGGCTGGTATAGTAGTATATGAAACCAATATATGAGAAAGATAAATGTATATTCAATTTGAAGGGAACCAATGAGCTTACTGGGTTATGGAAACCACCAGTAGCCAATAGTTCAGTACAGCAGGTAGATGGTAAGTATACTGCATCAGATAACTCGGCCAAATTAACCTTTACTGCCAAATCTCCTATAATAGCTGAAACTTCAAAGCTGTTTAGTATCTCTTTCTGGGCTCAAAGAACAGAGTTAAATGGGTCTAGTTGGCAGCAGTTTGGATTCTGGCTTAATGATACAACAAAGATGAACTTTGGATTTGCTGGAGATAAGAATATATACATAGATGACAATGGTGTAGGAGCTGGAAGCAGCCTAGACATAGGACCAGACTATCTTAAGGATACAAGTGATGCTGCCTATAAGAAGCCTATATTCTATACTATTTGTAGAGATATAAATAGAACCTATATAACTGTGAATGGTAAACTTATACCAAGTGGTATTATAAACAACTTACCTTCATCTTCACAGACTATAGACAAGATTATATTATTTAATGCAGATGGTGGATCTATTACTGGATGGATTGATAAAGTTCTTATCCATAGGGACGTATGCTTGTATAAAGAAGACTTTACGATAGACTTTACACCAGCTGACGACTATGATGAACCTAGCATTAATACGAAAAAGCATTATCTGAAGATATATTGATATAGGAGTTGGATACACATGTTATCGGTCGGTACTTTAAAAGAATCAATCTTTGCAGATATCGTAAAGAGTAGAGAAGAAGAGGATTCCAAGTCTAGTAATACAACTAATATGGTAGCTGCTCTTGCTAATGGAGGAAAGCATCTGAATTCAAACGTTAGAGGAAGAATTTTCAAGTCTGTTAAGAACATTCGTAACTAATCTAGAAAGGGTGATCTATATGTATATAGGAACTCTTCTAGAGACTATGACGAACAATGATAACAGAAACAAGTCAGTTGTCGGTAATAATCTTAAACCAGCAGTATCAATCACAGGTAAGGTAATACCAAAGCCAAAGAAAGATAAGGGTTTTATGATAGATGGAAGATCTAGATCTTCACTGAAATTTCATAAAATTCTAGATACTAATGATAAAAAGACTATCGGTGATTGATAAGTATGCTTTCACCCTATACCAATCAAGGTATAGGGTTCATATTTTGCTTTCTCTGAGGATACAAAGTAATAATATTTTGAAAGTATGCATAGGGGATTGATAGTATATGAAGACCTATAACTGTCCATACTGTAATCAGAAACTCAATAGAGAGAAACTTACTAATCATATAGAACAGAAGCATGATGATGAGATACCAGATGACTATACTCCATACCGTTTGGTATATGATATAGTAAATGATAAACATGGTCATGGGAACTGTACTGTATGTGGTAAACCAACTAAATGGAATGAGAAGAGACAGAAGTATGAAAGACTCTGTGGGAATCCTAAATGCTATGAAGCAGTAAAGAAGACATATCAGAATAGGATGCTCAAGATCTATAACAAAGTCTATCTAACTGATGAACCAGAACACCAACAGAAGATGCTGGCTGGTAGGAAGATCTCTGGTCGATATAAATGGTCTGATGGCAAAGTATTCACTTATACTGGGCAGTATGAGAATAAGCTTATGGAGTTTCTAGATACTGTCTTAGAATATAGATCAGATGAAGTCATTGCACCAGGTCCTACATTAGAATACAAATTCAATGGTAAGACTCTTCATTGGATAACAGACTTTCTCTTATTGCCTTATAATCTGATCATAGAAGTTAAAGACGGTGGAGATAATCCCAACAATAGATCTATGCCAGAGTATAGAGCTAAGCAGATATCTAAAGAGAAGATGATTACCAATATGGGAACTTACTCTTATCTTAGATTAACCAACAACGACTTTAGTCAGCTATTATCTATGCTTGCTGAGTTGAAGAAGCAAGTAGTAGATGAACATGATGACGCTCCGTTATATAGAATCAATAAGTAATCGTAGGGAGGAGGGCATTTTTAAATCATGGCCAACAAATTAAAACCTATCTACATGCCCGAGAACTGTATATTCTACCTTAAGGGTACTAGAGATATCATAAAGAAGTACTACGAATCTAAACCTCGCTTTATACAAGGGGTTCAAAAGTGTAGAGCAACCGATAATACACTTACTAATAGAAAAGTATACAATGGCGCTAATAATGCTGTAATCTCATATCGCAAGAAAGCAGATATAAGCAATATAAATCCTAAGATGGTTTCTATATCTTTCTGGTTTAAAAGAGATCCAGATACTCGCTCATTTCAAGAGTTAGGATTTGGCCTTGGATATGGAGTAAACTTTGGTTTTAGCAATCATGGTAGTGATCAAGATGCAATATACTACGATGATAACTCCATGGCATATAAGAAGCTTGTAAAGATAGAGGATTTATTACCTACTTATGATAAGACTGCTTGGTCGTTCTATACATTCTGTATTGATGAAGATGGAAGAATGTACATCTCCGTCAATGGTAAGCAGTTGCTCAATGATCCAGCTACCCAGTATACCTATGGAAATATCTCTAGCTTTAGCTTCTCTGATATAACCCTCTTCTGCTCTGATGGTACGAATGGTACATCTGCTGCTAAGGGACTAATGGAAGAGGTTATTATTCATAGAGGAGTCTGCTTATATAAAGAAGACTTCGAAGTAGATGGAGTAGAGGCCTTAGAAGGAAATATAGCCAATACTCTAGAGTATCTAATCCAACTGAGGTTTGATGATAATACCTTCAAGGATATTGCCTATAACGCTACCTGGGACTATGCTTCTGGGTATGAGAACAAAAAGGTCGAATACTCAAATGATACCCCATTCCCAGGTAAGGGATATAAGTCTGTTTATAATAAACCAGGCAACTATACATGTATAGAATGCAAGGATACTCCAGGTGGTAATATAACCCTAGAGTATGATGAAGAGTTTACTATCTCTTATTGGGAGAATAAAGAAGCTGGATCTTATAAACACTATGGGTATACATATACCGGAGATTCTTCATCAGCTACTAAGCTTGCATTGTATACAGAAGAATCTGATATAGACAGAATAGACCTAGATGATACAACTGCAACTCCAATAGCATCAGAGACCACTCCTATTCCTATTAATCATTGGACTCATCGTTTGATAACTTATAAGAATGGAGTACTTAAGACGTTTTCTGATGGCAAGCTTGTTAAGTCTATAACTATTACCAAGAAAGACTCTCACCTTCCAATTCCTATAGCAATGAAAGAATCTAGTTCATTCTTTTTTATAAAAGGATCCACAGATCAGAACCAGTATCGATGCGGTAAGCTCTTTGACTTCGTCATAGTAGACAAAGCTATGGATATAAGAGATGGAGTTACCAAGATACATAAACCTACAGACTTTGTAGATGATAACTACTTTGGTACATCATATCTCAAAGATCCTGTATTGACTTTAGACTATATTAAGATCTACTAATATAAGAGCATACTCCTCTATGGAGTATGCTTATCCTCTATCATCTTTTCACACTTAAGTAAGACAAGAGGAGGAGTATACATGATTCAGCAAGGAATATACATATGAACCCACTATATGCTACAAACATAAACCAGCTATCTAATATACTATCAGACTACAAGGATGGATATATATCCTATAGAACTGGTAGAGATATAAAGAAGGGTTCTTATACCACACTATCGCCAGAAGAGGTGATTAAGTATAAGAAAGGTTCATGCTTTGACATGAACATGATAGCAGACTATGTTATCAAGCAGAACTTCCCTGATCTAGACTACTCTCTATACTATATAGAATCTAATGATGGGAATAAGATGCATTCATGGTTACTATACAAAGACTCTATATCTAGATATAGAGGAATGTTTATAGTACCTAGATCTAGTTCCTATCAGTTATACTATGATAGTATGGCTTATAGGACATTCAATGAGGTACTAAGTATAGTGGTATCTAAACTATCTATACCTAGAGGATCTGGATATGCTGTGTTTAGATATAAACAACCATCTACTTATCATCTTAACAAACAAGAGTTTAGATCTTATATCTTTAGAACTGGAATATTGGTAAGAGATATAGGAGGATATTATAAGAAAAACCATGGATTCTTAGCTATAAAATAGTAATAGCATACTCCATATAGGAGTATGCTTTATCTTTGTCTATACTCTTCACACTTAAGTAACTACGAAGGGAGAGATATGAGATATGCAAAAGTGGCATTTTAAGATATCTGGAAAGATACTGATAGAGGGCATGGAAGATGTCACTATGAATATCCACCCAGAGAATATTAGGGATATCATCAGAGTATCAGACTACTTAGATGAGAATATGCCCAAGATGATGATGAATCTATCTATAGATAAGAACCTGTTTGATATCATAGCAAAGAATGCCAAGACTGCAAGAATGTATCTGAAGATCGATAAGTATGACAAACAGTCTGATTCTGATACTCCTGTACTAGAACCCTATATAGAAGATGAGTTCTCTATCTTTGTATCTACAGATATCAACTACAATAAAGAAGTAGACTACAAAGAAGCAGAAGTATTAGGAACCAAACTAAGAGAAGATGTATACAAGACAGTCAATATAGGACTGATGCCCAAGGCTGCTATCAATGCCAATAAAGTGGTAGCCAATGGTGTAGCTCATCAAAGTAGTATGATGGGTATAGTAGCCTCTTATATGAAAGATCTACACTTACTGATAGAAGAGTTCAAGTATAACCCTATCAAAGAACAACTGATGATAGCTCCTCAAGAAACCCTTGTACAGACTGTAAAGTACTTGAATGGAATCAATGTATTCTATGATACCAAATACTTATTCTTTATAGATGAGCCCTATTGCACTTATTTGATCTCTAGATCTGGAGATGGTATAGAGAAGATTGATGATATATATCCTGATGTGTTCATCAATATCCATCAGACAGATGATAAGGGTGCAGTAGTTCCTGGTATGATGGTGGATCCAGAGAAGAGGCAGTTTTATATAGACTTCAACGTATTGGATTCAAAGTATACGATAGATCATGATACTGCCAAGGTATTAGATAAGCATAAGGATATCATCAATCCAAGTAAAGAGAATGTACAGAGTAG